ACATATTCCCAATTTGCTGCTATCCATTCACTCATTATTAACTCCTATTATTAGAATTGTAAGATTGCGTAATCATATTTAAGTGTTAAGGTGATTTCTGCTGGGTCACTTGTTGCATAATCCAAATCACCAAAATTTGCGTTTTCAATAAATGCACCTTTTAATACCCATTCTTCTACTACATCACCAACAGGGCCTAATAAGTTAAAAGTTACATCTTTTTTATAAAAATCTGCATATCCATCACGACCCGTTACTGATTCGTGTGATAACCTAATCCATTCCATTACAGCCTGTGCACCACTCGGAACAACAGGGTCATATAATGTTATATCAATCGGTTGCCATGCTCCTTTACCTTTTATGTATCTTTTTACATTAATGTGGTCTAAAACTATTTCTTCAAACTGAATATTAGGTCTATTTGCAGTTTTAATCAAATAAGCTGGAACACCTTCAATATACATAATGAACCTATTTTTAAGTTTCGGTTCAAACGGTGTGAACATAATTTCCGAAGGGTCTAATGTAGCCATTTTTTCATTCTCCTAAAAAATCTTTTTTATTCATATTCATACTCATAAATAAATATCAATTAAACAAATTTTCATTAAAAAGAAAAACCCCAATCGAAATTGAGGCTTTTCATTATATGCTACTTTGTATTTATAAGTCAAACTTACTCAGGAAATGTAGCTCCTGTAGGTTGAACAACAAAATCAAGTACGATAAACTCTGCAGTTCTCGTAGGTTGAATGAATATTTGTCCTACCAATTGATTTCTGTCTACTACATCAGGTGTATTATTAGAATCATCCATAACAACTCTGAATGCACTTAAACCACTGTTTTGTTGTACAGTTTCAAGATAAGGATTCACGACATTTAAGAAACGATTCCTTGTTGCTGTAGTATTTTGTTCAAATACTAAGTATCTTGAAGTACTTGCAATGAATTTTCTCAATGCAATCAACAATCTACGAACATTGATTCTATCTAATGCTGATGGTTTAGATTGTAGTGTTTTCTGTCCGAATACTACTACACCTTGAGCTGGGAATGAAGCTATTGGATTGATTTTATTCTCATACAAATCATCACGTTCTGCATGTGTCAATCTTGTTTTTGCTTCTGTTACATCTAATCCACCTCGATTTAGACCTGCTGGTGCGAACCATTCGTGTGCTACACTATCGGTGTATGAAATTACACCAGGTAATACTACTGATGGTGGTACCCAAACTTGTCTTTGAGTTGCACTATCTACCATCTTAACCCAAGGATAATAAGTAGCTGCATAATTCGTATCAAGACTCTTAATAGTATTCTTTGTAGTAGCAATAGTATCACCATATGCTGCTGAATCCATTATATAAAGTGCATCTGCTCGAGATTCTACTTTACTAATTGCATGATTAGTTACTGCTGAATGTAATCCGTGAATTACACCAGGTGTTACTAATAGATTAATATCAAATTCATCAGGGTTACTTACAGCGTTAATTGCTCGTTTATATGCTGTTGTACCATTTGCTGTTGTTGTAGATAAGTCAAATCCTTGTGTATTTGAACCATCTGATGATATATTAGGTCCTGTATGTACAGGGACTGCTGGATTCACACCGTCAAATCCCCATTGCATTGGAATGGTGAATTTTAACTGCTGTGTTGCTGAACCTGTTATATCTAATTTTGCTGAACCACTTGAAAATGTAGAAAGACCTAATTCTGTTCCTGCCTCATCATCACCTGTCATATTTTCTAAATGAAATACTTCATTGTTACCTGCATTAGCTGTATTTGGAATTGGTCCTAAATACTGATAATTATCAGATAATGCATTATCAGGTGCAAGTCTCCAATTAAATCCATAAAATACATTTTCACTAAAACTACCATTACTATCTCTCTGTGAATCTTTAAATGAAGCTGAAGGTACACTTGTTGTAGTTGGTACTGTATTCATTAATGCTTCAAAACCCATCGGTACTACATTTTTAGGAAATTTGAATACACCATCTTCTTCCATCTTACCAAAATCTCCTACACGAATATGTTTACTCATATTTGGATAATTACCATAATAAGTCAATTTACCGTTTGAATCTGAAGTTACCCATCTATCACCAATTACTTTAGCAAAGTATTTAGCTGAATCGGGGTCAAATGTTAGATTATCATATTGTTCTACTATATCATTATCATTTGTACCGTTTGGATTACATACTCTCACTTGTAATGAAAATGTACCATAATCAGAACCAGCGACATCAGTATCTGGTTTAAGATTCAAAATATTAATTCTATATTCAGAATTCATTTTTGTTCCGTGAGAACGTGTATAAACTCTAAATAAGTTATATCTTGTATTGTTCATTGTCTGTGATAATATATAAGGTGTTCTTGCTGTTTGACATTCTTTATTACCTGTCCAATTTGTTCCAGTAGCTGTATTATCTTCACCTTTACTATTTACTACATTTGCGCCACCTGTAAAATCTAATCCGTTTGATGTATTTGTTATATGCATCGAACCAGTTTTAACTGCACCAAATAGTTTATGTGAAGCTTCTCTAAAAACTTTATATACATAAACAGATGAGTCATTATTACCTGATTTTTCAGATTGTGGGTCTTCACTAATTACTTTAGTTATGTAATTAGCACTTGATGTGTCAAATGACATTGAAGCGTAAACTTCAAGTGTAGTATCACTACCTTCAACTGATAAATTAAACGATTTCCAAGAACCACTTATAGCTGTTGAACTTAAATCTTGTGCTCCGTTTGTACCACCTCTTGAAGGTGCTAAAATTGCTAATGAAGCAGTGTATAGTGTTGTTGAAGCAGTAATACCAGCTCCTTGTATTGCTACAGTATCAGCTTGATAACCGTTCAAACCTAAAACTCTAACTACTGTTACTACACCAGCACTTTTTAAATACTGTTCTACTGTATAAGGTGTATAAAATCTACTATCAACTGAGCCGAACATTTCTTCATATTCTTGAAATGATGTTACTTGTGTTGGTGTGAAAGCTGGACCTTTAACTGTCGGGCCGATTATAGCCGCTCCTATTTCACCGATTGCCTGGGGTAAAAAAGAAAGGTCTCTTTCACGAGTAAATACACCTGGACTTACGATTCTTTCCGCCATTATATTTCTCCTAAAAGTTTAAATTAATTCTAAAAAATTTTTGAATATATATATTTATTCTACTATAAGTATTACGTAAGTATCCTAAAATACACTATTTACGAAGTTTTTTTAAATTAATTATTGATTTGTCGGTGTAAATACACCTGTTTCAGGATTTAACTGGCCTGGTCCATATTTTTGATTTAATTCTGCCACTAAATCACGTTCTTCTTGTTGAACATTTTGATAATCTTGTTCAACTTCAGTTACACGAGCTTCTAAGGCCTTACTTTGCTGGTCTAAGAGTATTCTTTGAACAGCAAGTTGTCCTAAAACAGCTTGTTTTTCCTGATAATTTGTCTGTAACGTTTGTAAAGATTGAAGTTCTTCTTCTGTAAACTTCATTTCTGCATTATCTGCAACTTTGGTTTCTTCAGCCATAACTATATTCTCCTATATGTTTATAGTACTATGTCTTAATAAATATTAACTATTTTGTTGAAATTAAATTTTTTTTTATACTTCAATAACCTTGTATAATCTTCCAGAAGAATCTGAACCACTTAATTGTGCAGCTTTTGTGTTAGCATTCGATTCTGCACCACTACCACTATATTCCCATACTTGGTCACCGCTACCACTTAATCTTCCAACATAAACATCACGTGAAGCCCACCACGGGTCAGTCCACGTTTCATTGTTTCTATCAACACTCGAAGTTGGTGCTGGTATTAATTGTTTGACTACTCTATAAGCCATTAGTTTCTCCATTTAATATAAATATAATCAAATTCCTTTATATACTATAAATATTTTCATTTTATTAATCTGTCCATGGTGTAAATTGTTGTAATCCATATTCTACGATAATAAGTCCTGCGACAAATCCGAAGAAGAAGTAGGCTATTGCTTTACCTGTCATTTTCTCTTTCTACACGATTTTTATAATCATCCCTTGCAACAATTAATTCAATTAATTTATCTTCATCCGCTGGTATTGACTCAACGGAATCATCAGCCATTAATTTTGGTGTCCATTCTGCAATCATTCGTTTT